TTAAAAAGAAAATGGGTGGTGGCATGATGCAACGACCTATGGGTATGTATAAAAAAGGCATGATGGTCAAAGCCAGAGGTGGCGGAATGGCAAGAACAAAACCTACAAAAATGTACTAGGAGGGACTATGTCCCTGAAGGGTCTACTTAAATTTGGTCAGAAGTTACTTAAAGGTAGAAAAGAATCTGCAACACCGGCTACTGGACAACAAACAAAATTATTAACTTACGAAGGAAAAGGTTCACAGGCCACCGGCCAAGAACTTGCTCGTCAAGAAATAAGGAACCCACCAATAGTTCTTAACAAAACAGAATCGTTACACATGGGAGATAAAACAGCTCCTGCGTTTGGTTCATCTACATATGATTGGGTGATGAGAAAAGGTCGTGGACAGTACACAGCTGATGAGTGGCTTGAACATCTTACATCTACAAGAAAAGAAAATTTTAAAATTTTTGGTAAGCCAGCTACAAAATTAGTTAGAAGCGAAAAAAAATTTAAATATGATAGAGGACCCTTTGCAGGTAAAGAAGTTACTATTAACAAAGAAGAATTATTCGACTCTAATCTAGCTAGATTTGATTCGGGTGGTAATCTAGTTGGTGGTCTATTATATGCTGCCAAAAAAACAGGAGATAAACTTGACGCTAACACTGTTGGCAATATGATAAAAATGAATCCTGTTAATAGATTAAAGCCCACCGAATTTGGTGTTTCAAAAGAAGTTGTGGATAAGTTTAAACGTGTAAGTCAAACTTCAGCAGATCAATTAAAAAATATTAGAAAAAATTATTCTCAATCTGTAATTGCTGGTTCAGATGAAATTGTAGAAGGTATCGATGAGGTTATTTACAAACTAGGAGGTTTGCAAGATGATGCAAGTAGAGGTGGTGGCGCAATAACAGAATTTTTAAGTGAAATACAAGCTTTAAAAAAAGCTGCTAGATTGAGACCTGAAGATAGAACAGTTTTAAATAAAATTATTGGAGAAGTTGGAGACGCTCATGCACCTTTCAAAAGAAATAAAACTTATTATCAAGGGGAGACAAGTTATACTTTCCAAGGTGGTAAAGATTATAAAGAAGTTGTATTTAATTTAGATGAAGCTATTCCAACCAACCAACAAGCTTTTAAAACTGGTGGTCACTTCAGTGATACGGGTTTGAAAAATCAAATATATCATTTACGATACGATACTAGATTTACACCAGATGGTAAAAAAGGATATTTAATACATGAAATACAGTCTGATGTTAATCAAAGCATATCTAAAAGATTTTCTAAATCTGATTTGTTGAGTGGCGATATAAGAACAAATCCATTTAATGCAGATATTGAATTAGCAGCATTGTCAAATCAAAGATTTAATCTTCTAAGACAAATAGAGGATAGTATTGCAAAACAGGACTCTACAAAAGTTTTTGCGTTACAATCGAGTTTGAAAAACGTAATTAAAAAAATTGAAAAGATGCAAACACGTAGAGGAGCAAAAGAAGATTATTTTCCTTTTGTTGAAGCTGATGCCTACGGTGATCATGCCTTGAAATATCTTGTACAAAAAGCAGCGAGAGAAGGCGTAGATTTTGTAGCCGTTGCCCCGTTTAACAAATTAAGTTTTAGACAAGGTTACAAAGCGGGTAACGAAAGATTTTATGGATACTCATCAGGTAAAGGTATTGGCAATAAAGGTAAAGCTGTAATGCCTGATCTCATGCAAAAATTAAGTAGATTATATTCTTCAAAAGCTGGACCACAAAAATTATCTTTATCAGATCCAAAGCTACCATATAAATCTGTTCAAAAAGATAAGTTTAATTACAAAGGTAAGGGAGGTGAAAAAGGAAAATCTATTACCAGTGAGTATCATGAAGATGCTGTTAAAAATCCAAAAAAGGGTTACAAACTTATACTAGAAAATGATCCAAGGTTGTATTTTGATGCATTTGCGATTAAGGTGGTTCCTGCAATGAGAGGCACGCAAAAAACTTACAAGAGAACTGGAGGACTTGTTGTGGATATCTTTAAACCTATGAGGTACAATACATTATGGCTGTAGAAAAAAATGAAGAAATAATCGCTGATGAGGCGCAAGTTGATAAAGTTGAGGAGCAACCTGAAGGTTTACCTGTTGATGTAACAGTTGAAGGTGAAGAGATTGTTGAAGAAAGACCTCAAGACGATTTTAATGCAAATTTAGCGGAAGACATGGACGAGAGGACATTGAGAGAAATGTCTTCTGAGTTAATTGAAGAATATAAAAAAGATAAAGTTTCAAGGAAAGATTGGGAAGACGCGTACATCAAAGGATTAGATTTACTAGGCACAAAATATATTAATGTTACTAGACCATTTAAAGGTGCGTCTAATGTTACTCACCCTATGTTGTCTGAAGCAACGACACAATTTCAAGCACAAGCTTATAAAGAATTAGTCCCATCTGATGGACCAGTAAGAACTCAAACTGTTGGATTAAAAACACCTGCAGTTGAACAACAAGCTGAACGTGTCAAAGAGTATATGAATTATCTTCTAATGGAAGAGATGGAAGAATTTACTACAGACATGGATCAGATGTTATTCTATTTACCATTGTCTGGCTCTACTTTTAAAAAAGTTTACTATGATGAATTGCTTGGTAGACCAGTTTCAAAATTCATACCTGCAGAAGATATAGTTGTCCCTTATTATGCATCTGATTTAAAAGATTGTGAAAGAATAACTCATGTTGTTAAGATGACAAAAAATGAAGTTATAAAAAAACAAGCAGCAGGTTTTTACAGAGATATAGAATTAACTGAAGGTGCAGCTGAGCAAAGTCAATTATCAAAAAAAATTAGTGAGCTAGAAGGAGTAAAAAGCACAGGATCTGATTATCTACACACAATTTTAGAAATGCATGTAGATTTAAATTTAGATGATTATGAAAATTTTGATGACAAAGCAAAAAAAATAAAAATTCCTTACATTGTAAGCATTGACGAAGGTTCTGGAGAAATATTATCAATATACAGAAATTATCAACCTAACGATTTAAATTATACAAGAATAGAATTCTTTGTTCATTACAAATTTTTACCTGGTTTAGGTTTTTATGGTTTTGGTTTGACGCACATGATTGGTGGTTTATCAACAGCAGCGACTCAAGCTTTAAGACAATTGATTGATGCAGGTACTTTAAAAAATTTACCAGCAGGATTTAAGTCTAGAGGAATAAGAGTTAGAGATGATGATCAACCCATACAACCTGGAGAGTTTAGAGATGTTGATGCACCAGGTGGAAACATAAGAGATCAATTTTTTAATTTACCTTTCTCAGAGCCAAGTACAACTTTATACAATTTACTAGGCTTTGTAGTACAAGCAGGACAAAAATTTGCAGCCATTACAGACACAGCGGTAGGTAATGATACACAAAACAGAGCTGTAGGCACAACAGTTGCACTTATGGAACGTGGTTCACGTGTTATGAGTGGTGTTCATAAGCGATGTTATTATGCAATGAGACTTGAATTTAAAATTTTATCAAGAATTTGTGCAGAATTTTTACCAGCTGAGTATCCTTATGATGTTTACGGTGGCCCAAGACAAATAAAATCTGCAGATTTTGACGGAAGAGTAGATATTTTACCAGTTGCAGACCCAAATATCATGTCGATGGCACAAAGAGTGACATTAGCACAAACACAATTACAAATTGCAAGCTCAAATCCACAAATTCACAACATACATGAAGCTTACAGAAGAGTTTATGAGGCACTTGGTACAAAACAAATAGAAACTTTACTAAAACCTGCACCAAAACAACCAGAACCTATGGACCCTGCTAAAGAAAATGCACGAGCATTGCAAATGAGGTTGTTAACTGCTTTCGAATTTCAAGATCATGACGCACATATTGCTGCTCACATGGCTTTTATGGCAACAAGAATGGTTCAAATAAACCCACAAGTGTACGCGTTGTTACAATCACACGTATCTGATCACATTTCTTTTAAAGCAAGAGCTGAAGTTAACGCTGTAATGGCTCAAGATCCACAAATGGCAGAGATGCAACAAGCAGATCCAGAACAATTTCAAATAATGTACGATTCTGAAGTAGCAAAAAAAGCTGCGCAGATAACATCTGAACTTGCACAAACAGAAATGCAAGCAAATGCTGCTAAACAAGATCCATTAGTAAGAATTAAACAACAAGAAGTTGATTTAAGAGCTATGGACATGCAAAGAAAAGCTGAGGAGACACAATTTAAACAAGCACAAGAAAATCAGAGGGCAGCAGATAGATTAGAATTTGATTATGATAGATTAGCTACACAAGATCAGCAGTCAGATGAAAGATTAGAGGTAGCAAGGGAAAAAATAGATGCAAAAAAATAGAAAAGGACTAAGCGGTGGTGTAAAATCAGGGCCACCTCCAAAATCAGGACCAAATCCACAAGGTCTAAAAGCAGGAGGATGCCCACATCGAGAACCAGGAGCTAAATCTGATATCAAAGGAATTAAAGACATACAAGTTACCGGAAAAAAGTTCATCGGTTTACGATAATCTTTCAAAAAATGAAAAAATTCTGTTTTTGGCAGGAGTTTTTGATGGAGAAGGTAGTTTTGGCATTTGGTCTAAGTTAAAAACAAAAAAATATTTTGCCTGTTCTGTTGAAATGACAGATAAAGACATGGTTAAGCGATTTCATGACTTTTTTGGCGGTGCATTTTACCTTTGTAAACGTAGACAAGACCATCACAAGGACACTTGGAGGTGGCGAATCAATGGTAAGGGGGCTTTAAATACAATCGATAAAATGATAGATTATTTAAGTATAAGACGTAAGGAGAAATTTAAAAATGTGGTTCAGTGCCTTAAAATTAGCAATTAACGCTGGCAGTAAAATATATGCCAACAAACAAAAAGCAAAAATTGCAATGTCTGATGCTCAATTATTACACGCAGAGCGTCAAGCTCGAGGTGAGGAAGCTTACCAAGGCAAATTGTTAGAGGCTCGACAATCAGACTGGAAGGACGAGGCCGTGCTCGTAATTTTAACGCTGCCAATTTTGGTGATTGCTTGGGGGGTCTTCTCGGACGATCCGGGCGCGTCTGAAAAAATAAAAATGTTCTTCGAACAATTCCAGCAGCTCCCGTCATGGTTCACAAATTTGTGGATCTTGGTTGTGGCATCGATATATGGTATAAAGGGAACACAAATATTTAAAGGAAAGAAATAGATGACTAAATTATGTCCTAGAGGAAAAGCAGCAGCTAAAAGAAAATTTGCGGTATACCCTTCGGCCTACGCGAATGCATATGCTTCTAAAATATGTGCAGGTAAAATTAAAGATCCATCTGGTGTAAAGAGAAAAGATTTTAAAGGACCTAAAAGAGCAGCTTCAGGTGCTCTAATAAATGCAAAAAGAATGATATTT